AGAGAAACTAGAAATGGATAGTAAACGTGAGGGAGAAGAAGGAACTCACGAATTAATCCTTGATGATACTGCTGGAATTGTGAAAGCATATGAAGCAGTGACCCAATATTGCGGTTGGAGTCCTATTGAAGCAGGAAAGACTATGGGTCTATTCCCTTATGGTAAACCTAATGACGAAATCCCTGATATTTACACAGATGGTGGAGGAGGTTCATGGAAAACTACAGATAGAAATCTTATTATTCCAACATACCCTAATGGTGCACTTGTTAATAGTCAAAAATATCCTTCCCTACACACGACTAAAGAAGATTTAGAAGGAGATGTTACATTACTTCAAAACCGTAGAGATATGGCATATGCTGTTCAAACAGAATCACAACAAATGGTTCTTGACTTAATTCGTAAAGCAGTTAAGATGAGTGGTGAAAAGAATGTAGTTATTTCTGGCGGATATGGTTTAAATTGTGTTGCTAACTATTGGTACTTAGAACAATTGAAAGACGAAGATATTAACATTTACGTTGAACCTATTTCTAATGATGCAGGTACAGCAATGGGTGCAGCGTTATTAGTACACCACTCCCTCAATAAAGATAGTGAAATTAAAGGTTATGCAGAATCCCTATACCTTGGTCCTGTTCAAGAAGAAACTACTGATAAAATTATTGAAATTTCTAAGAAGTATGGAGCAACGGCATTATATGACGGACAGACTCCTAAGGATGCTATTGATTTAATTATGAAAGGTCATATTGTTACTCTATTTCAAGATAGGTGTGAGAATGGACCAAGAGCATTAGAAAACCGTTCTATTTTATTCGACCCAAGATCCCTTGATGGTAAAGACTATGTAAATAAAGTTAAACACCGTGAATACTTTAGACCATTTGCTGGTTCTATTTTACACGAATTTGCTCACGAATGGTTTGATATGAGAGGACTAGAAGAATCTATGCATATGATGTATGCTATGAATTGCCAACCTGGAGTTGAGGAAAAGATTCCTGCTATTATTCATATCGACGGTACTTGTAGAATTCAAACGGTTAAGGAACATCAAAATCCAATCTATTATGAAATGATTAAAGAATTTTATGACCAAACTGGCGTACCAATTCTTTTCAATACTTCATTTAACTTAGGTGGCGAACCTTTAGTGGAAACTATTGACGATGCCGTTAGAACCCTTAAAGAGAGCGAGATTGAATACCTATATATTCCTCATAATGGATTGATTATTGAAGTGAAGAATGTTTGAAATTAACGATGCAGCGTCTATTCGTGTTATTACGGAGATAGGACCGAATAAAGTTAGTGTTATTATTGTAGATGATTTCTATAAAAACCCAGATGAAATTCGCAATTTGGCACTCAAAACTAAACCAATAACAAAAGAAGAAAATCCACAATTAAATGGCGGAGTTCATAAGAAACGTATATATTTGGAAACAGACGATGTTAGGAATAATTTAAAAGATACTTACTCAAACTTAGTATCTGTTCCAAATATTTGGAAAACAAAAAAACAAGATAAGGCGTTTAATAATGCTTGGGATTCTACAAATTTCCTTTGTAATAGTATGAATGAGAGTGAGATTACAGGCGGTTGCCCTCACACAGACGGGTTTGCTTGTCATTTTGCGTCAGTAATATATCTAAACACACCAGAAGAGTGTGCTGGTGGTACTGGATTATTTTCATACAAAGGTGATATGACATCAGAATTCGGGGATATAGAATGCCCACAAGAAGACTATGGTGATATAGATGCTTGGATTTCAGAAAGCAGAATACCACACTGGGTATTAGAATATACTATTCCTATGAAATATAACAGAATGATTTTGTATGAAGGAAATGTATTTCATAGTCAAATATTTAAAAGAGGAATGTTTGACAATTACGACAGATTAAATCAATCATTGTTCATGTAAAGGTTATATTATGAAAAGACCCGTGTTTTTAGATTACAGTGAAGTGTTTGAGTTGAATGTAAATCTAGATATCAAAATAGAAAAAGTAGGAGAAATGGAAGTTGTTATAATTGATAATTTCTATAAAAACCCAGAGATGGTTAGGGATTTAATTTTAAATATTCCTGCAACTAATATTCAGTCTGTTACTGGAGGTACTCAGGGGTATAGAACTCAGGCATCTTTAGATTTAACAAATTTGTCTAAAATTTGGCACTACTTATCAACAACAATATACCCACACGCAAGAGGGTGGTCGTTCGATTCTGTGTATAACTGTTTTAATTATTGTAATTTTAATAGTAATATATTGACATTTAAGGAACAAGTGAATAATAGAACCCATTCTTGGGGGGTTCCGCATGTAGATGGAGATTATGAAGATGTTATTTCTAATGGCGATGAAATGATAAAGGATATGGGAGGGTTAGCCGGTATAGTATATCTAAACACACCAGAAGAGTGTGCGGGTGGAACTTCTTTTTATTCATTCGACGGGAAACAAACAGTAGATCAAAATAGCAGACCAGATGTATTATATAAAAACGATAAAGAACCGTTTGATGGCTGGGTACAAGGAAGTTGCGGTGATTGGAAACTATTAAACACAGTAGAAATGAAATGGAACAGGTTTATAATGTATCCTAATTGGATTCTACATCACCCAGATATTAAAGAAGAAATGAACTTTGACGGTTCTCCTATATATAGAATAAATCAAATACTATTCCCATGATGAATATAAAAATAATAGACGAAAAGGAAATTTTCGAAGTAAACGAAAACTTAAATATTAGATTCGAAGAAGTGGGTTTATATACAGCACTTATTATAGATGATTTTTATAAGAATCCAGAAATGGTACGTAAACTTTTAATAGATATACCTAGCACAGAAAGACCGAATGTTAAACATTCTGCGGTTGGTAGGAAAATTGCGTGTAATATAGACGTCAGACCTCTAACTGATATTTATTATGATATAATAACAAATTATGTAGATGGGTGTGAAAACCATAGTTATGAATCATTTAAAGCATCATTTGAACAACAATCATTTGCTGGTAACATTATAAAGGAACAAGACTTATTAAATATTCCAAACGGAACAAAAGTTCCTCATGTTGATGGGATGATTGAAGACTTTTTGAACGCACAACGTGATGGTAACTTTGTAACGGGCAGGGGTGGAGTTGCCTCACTTATTACACTTAATACTCAAGAAGAGTGTGCTGGTGGTACAGCCTTTTTTAGGTTTGAGGGTATGCAACAACCCGATTCTGAATTTAAAGATAGAATAGAATTGGTTGATAATTATGTAACAGAAAGTGTAGGTCAGTGGGAATATATAAAAACAATCCCTATGAAATTTAATAGATTATTAATATATCCAAATTATATTTTTCATACGGGACATATAGAGAAAGGAATGGGGTTCGACGGAAAACCATTATATAGAATAAATCAAGTAGTTGTACCTTAAAGGAGTTATATTATGGAAATGATTGAAAAAGGGTGGGGAAGAGAAGTAATTCTAGAATCTAACGATAAGTATTGCATGAAAGTTTTACAGTTTGATAAAGCAGGTGGTACATCATCTATGCACTTTCATGTAGAGAAAGACGAAACTTGGACGATACTGAGTGGTAAAATAAAAGTTGAACTTATGGATTTAGAAGATGCTTCTGTAGAAGAACTTATTATTGAAGAAAGAGGAGTTATTAGGATAAAACCAATGACTCCCCATAAAGTAACAGCATTAGAAGATGGAACTTCTATTATGGAATGCTCGTCGTTTGATAGTCCATCAGATAATTATAGAGTATTTCCTGGAGATAGTCAAATGTCCCAAAAAGAAGAAGTTCCAACTAGCAACAACTCTTTTGAAACTAATCGAAGTGGGGTGAAAATGAATCTTTTGGAAAGTTAGACATATCTGCTTCTGTGAACGATTGATAATGTTCAGATAAATCTTTCGGCATTTCTATTAATTTAATATTAATGTTGGGACCTACTTCAGAAACCATATCAGTAAACGACCTAGCAGAACCAGTTCCTATGTTATATACTCCACTGCGGGAAATATGAAGATTAATAGATTTCATTAAATTAATTGTCATATCTACAACCTTGTCTATATGAATAAAATCACGTTTGAAATTCTCAGACCCCTTAAATAATGATACCTCTCCGTGTTCTTCTAATTGGTCTTTCATCCAAGCAGTTGGTGATTTCATCCCCGCCTCATCTTTATGTTGTTCAAATTCTCCATCAGAATAAACATTGAAATATCTACAACCAGCAATTCTAGAAGTTTTCATTAAACCTCTTGCATACTTATCTGCTTGAAGTTTAGAAAAACCATACATATTATTTGGTCGGTAGTCGTCAGAGTCGTCTTTAAATTCCTCACTATCTCCGTAAACAGAAGCAGAAGAAGCGTAGACCAAAGGTATTTGATTAGATGCACAAATATTCATAATATTACAAGTGAATTGATAGTTATTACTCATTAAATATTTACCATCTGTACAAGTTGTGGCGCTTTCTGCACCCAAGTGATAAATTGCTTCTACCATTTTATTTGATGCCAATACACTAAATATTTCAATAAAATTATCTTTATCAATATAATCTTCTATTTCTAAATCTCTAATATTTTTTATTTTAGATGCGTCAGATAAATCATCGACCATTACTATATCAGTATGTCCGTCTTTGTTTAACCTTTTAATTAATCTACTACCTATAAACCCTGCTCCACCTGTTACTATAATCATTTTTCTTTTATCCTTTTAATTGTATTTGTTGTACTCTTTCCTTCTATCGTAGGAAATATAACAACTTCATTAACTATATCAGAACCAACAACAGTATCAACTGTGTAGTCACCCCCTTTCACTATCACGTCTGGTTTCAATTCTTTAATCAATTCTATCGGAGTATCTTCGTCAAATATAACAACTTCATCTACACCGTCTATTGCTTCTAAAATTGTCTTTCTATCATACATATTATTAATTGGTGTACGTTTAATCCTTGCAACAGAGTCATCACTGTTAATACCAACTATAAGTCTATCTCCTAATTTAGATGCTTCTTTTAATAATGCTATATGTCCACTATGTATAATGTCAAAACAACCATTAGTAAATACTACTTTTTCAATAACATCTTCATACTTAGGAACAGATGTGCCGACTTTGCCTACCACTATTCCTGCGGCTCTATTTGCCTTTCGCATTGCTTCTTCAATTCCTTCGTGAAGAAATGAGGCAAATGTTGCTATTACAGTATCACCAGCACCAGTCACATCAAACACTTCTTTTGCTTCTGATTCTAATGTAATGGTTTCTTCTTTATCAATCCACATCATTCCATCTGCGCCTAGTGTAACCAATAAACCGTTTAAATCTAAATCATTGATAATATTTCTTGCGGTTGAAACAGTAAATTCCCCATATGCTTCTTCAAACTCTTTTTTATTAGGAGTCAAACAATAAGCACCACTATACTTTTCCCAGTCTGTTCCTTTAGGGTCTACGATTACAGGACACGAAAAGTCCATAATATAGTCAAGATACTCTTTACAAAGTGTTCCTTTATTATAGTCAGAAACAATAATAATATCAGGGGTTTCTTGTATTACTGTATTTTGAGGATATGTTATATTTCCGTGGTCCACACGAACTAATTGATGTCTGCCTGACATAATTCTTATTTTAGAAATAGTCTTATTTTCGTAAGAATAACTAAGGTTAAATTTGACGTCTTTTTCACTCAATTTCTTAGTCACGATAATGGAGGCATTATCATACCCTGCACACCCGTATATTGTCGTTCTCGCATTAAATACTCTTGTCGTGACCGCAACGTTAGCTGCTCCTCCAAGTACGTGAGAAACGGAGATATCGTCTACTATGGGGACAGGTGCTTCGGGTGATATTCTATTACTAGTGCCATACCAGTATTCGTCTAACATTACGTCGCCTATTACGACAATAGTCTTTTTATTCATTCACAGATTCCATTTTATATAAATATAACAAATTCGTTAATATATATAAATGAAAGATTATGGCAAAATTACAATCAGCAACAGACTTAAAAGAATATGCATATCGTAGGTTGGGATATCCAAAGGTAGAAATACAAGTGGATGATACTCAGGCGATGGATAGAATTGACGACGCTATTCAACTCTTTGTAGAAAGACATTTTGATGGTGTTGAAGAAAAGTACATTACTATCACGTTTGATGCTACAGACGAAGCAAATCAATACTTAACGTTAAATGATGATATTGTAGCAGTGACACGTATTTATGAACCAGGACGTTATTCTTCAGAAGCAATGTCTGATGTTCGTTATAAAATTATGTTTGACCAAATGTTCGATATGACTAAAGTTAGTATGCAATACTACGAAATGACTATGCAGAACTTGTCAATGATTTCTGACTATTTCAACCCTGATAGAACGTTTACATTCAATAAAGCAAACAACCGTTTATACTCTCATTCTGGTACTATTTTAGGTCCATCTTGTAAAGTTAAAGGAGTTTGTTCGGACGCATCAATTACAACAGAAGCATTATGTGTATCACCTGCAACTTGGACTGCGTATTCAACTGAATCAATTTGTAACACAGCCGGAGAATTGTGGTACGAAGGAAGTAAAATGATGATTCGTGCGTTTGTTGGATTATCTCCAGACACTGGAACTTCATATGCACTTGATGTATATAACGATGAGTGGATTAAGAAATATACAACTGCATTGATTAAAAAGCAATGGGGTTCTAATATGAAACAATTTGACGGTATGCCACTTCCAGGTGGTATTGTTGTCAATGGTCAACAGTTATGGGACGAAGCAAATGAGGAAATTCTTAGACTAGAAGAACAATTCTCACTTGAATACGAAATGCCAACAAACTTTTTAGTAGGGTAATAAAATGGGAATGTTTGACAATATGTCCCAATCTACAATGATTAAGGATATGGTAGAAGAAATAGTAGAAGTCATAGGATTTTCTGCTAAGTATCTTCCACGCAAATATAAAAACTTAGACCCAGTATTTGGAGAAGATCCTACGTCTCATTTTGATACAGTTTGGTCATTGAATATTCTTGTAGATGATTATCAGGATTACGGTGACGTGGGTGACTTCTACTCTAAATTTGGTGTACAAGTGACTGATGAAATGAAAGTCACATTTACTAAGAAATCATTCGCAGAACAAACAGTAGCAACTGACGACGATACTCCTATTGCTGGTGACTTATTATATTTTGGTGGACTTGAGGCATTATTTGAGGTAACATTTGTTGGAAACGATTCTTCGTTCTACCCAACACCTGATGGACCACAACACGTTTGGCAGTTAAATCTCAAACCTTGGGAATACGGACACGAAGATATTGATGTTGTTGACGCAGAAATTACTGGTTTAGAAACAGAGATTCAATCAACATTAAACAATGAATTAGGTACTCCTGATTGGGACGTTTTAGATGATGATATTCTTAATTTTGAAGAAATGAATCCATTTGGATCAATAGGATAATATTATGTTTGGAACTACTTTCTATCACGGAACGACCCGTAAACTTATTGTTGCCTTTGCGTCAGTTTTTAACAACATTCATGTTCAAAGAAAAGATGGTGCTAATGTTACAGACATTAAAGTTCCTATTGCATATGAGTCTCAAAAGAAATACCTTGCTAGATTAATAAAAGATACTAAAAAGAATAGACAAGTTCCACGTATGGGTTTTATTATGAACGGCATGGAATTAGACCAAAACCGTACTATGAACCAAATGAACGAATTATCGTTCAATCATGATTCAGACGACACAAAGTCGTTTAAAATGTATGCACCAATTCCTTATAATTTCAATTTTACGTTAGACATTTACGTTGATTATATGGATGACGGTTTACAAATTATTGAGCAAATTGTTCCATATTTCCAACCAGATTTTAATGTAGTTATTGAAGAAATACCAGTATTAAATATTGAACGTGATGTTCCTATTGTTCTTGGTGGTGTTACAATGACAGATGAATTTGAAGGTGAATTTGGAGAACATAGAATTGTCAATTGGACGTTAGATTTTGTAATGAAAGGTTGGGTTTATCCTCCTGTTAAGGATGGTAAAATTATTAAACAAATCATTGCAAATTACAAATTACCTAAAGACGGTGGTGATTTTGATTTATCAGACACTACTACAATTCTAGAACAAGTTAAAGAAACAGTAGATCCACTATCTGCA